GTAAGCGTTAACATCAGTCGGGTCTAACTAATTAACCCAAAAGAATTTCTATAAAATATTTGATCTAGATAATTTTAATTCAACTTTTTGTCTGAAAGCTGGGTCTTTTTGGTAAAGAGGATTTTTCATATCTTCTTTTAATTGAGACACACTTTCGTATCTTTCTCCAGTTGAATTTGAAGAAGATGATTGACCTAAATTTATTTTAGGTTCTTTGCTTTCTGTATTATATCTAGCATACATTCCTTTAATAGTAAATAAAGCAGTAGAGTCATCACTTGCAACTCCTCTATTAAATGTTTCAACTTCTTCTTCAGTTAAATTATTAGCAACCCAATCAGTCATAGATTTATATTGTTCTTCACCTTTAGTAATTGAGTATGCTTTATTTTGGAATTGTTCTCCAAGAGCTTCTAATCCTTTTAAATAATTATCTACATATTGTTTAGGAAGACCAGATTTTTCTAGTGAAGACAAAGTAGTATCACTTATTTGACCTGTTTCATTAAACTCTTGCTCAGCAGTTTGAAATACAGAACTAATAACTGATGGCTGTTCTGTTTTTGCTTGTGCTTGTAGAGGATTTTTATTTTCTGTTTTAGGAGCAGAAGTATTAGAAGAAAGTTTCTTTTCTAATTCTTGATAAGATTTAATTAAATCTTCTTGTGAATTAAATTTACCAAGTATTTTTTCTTGTTTAACTTCTTCCGTAGCTGTTGTTGGTTGTAAAGTTGGTTGAGGAGTAGCGTTAGCTTGGTCAATTTTTTGAACCATACTATCTCTGTACTCTTGTGTTTCAACGTTAGCTGTAGGAGTTATGTTTACTGTAGTTGTTTCGCCCATATGTGTTATTGTCCTTGTTGTTGTTGTTCTTGTTCTAGTTGTTGTTGTTCTCCCCTAGCTTTAAAACTATCCCTAACAATTCCAGCACCTTCTTTAGCGACTACTGGTGTTGCCTGTTGCATCATAGCTTGTTGTTGTGCAATTTGTTCTTCCATTTGTAATTGTTCTGGCGGTTTAATTAAACCTTCCATATCAATCCCTAATGAAGTACCCACTCTTTTAACATATTCATCAAAATTAACATACTTAAATAATTCTTGTGCAAACGGAGTTAATTGTTGGATAAAAGTATTTAATCTTTGTAAATCAGAAGAACGACCTAGTGCTTCTAATCCAGTTACTATTTTTACTTTAATACTATTTTTAGGTAATGTAGGTAATCTTTTATTTCTTTCCATTTGATACATCAAACGAGAAATTAAAGGTAATTGTAATTCCTGAGACAATAAAGAATATAAACCAGAAACACTATCATTCAATGCGTCAGCTAATAATCTTATTTCTGTAGCCGTAACTCTATCAGCTTGTCTTTGAACACTATTCATTAACATAAATGAATAAGTTAATCTTTCTTCTATAGTTCTGATTGTTTGAAAAGTAATTGAGAAGTCAGCAGATTTGTTCATCTGTAAAGTAGTCACATCATTAGCATCTCCTTCTCTAATTGCACCGTTAGGACTTTCAGATAAAGTTTTAATTCTAGTTGTACCATTTGGTCTTACTAAAAATAAAACTTTAGAAGCTGCGGCACTACCTTCTACTACGGCTCTATATAAAGCCTCCAGCGATCTTAAATCACCGATATATTCTTCTACAAAACCTCTACCGTAATCTTCGTTTGTTAGTGTGTATCTTAGAGGTATAAAAGGTGACTTGTCTAGTGGATAACTTCCAATGGAGCTAGGTATGATTTTATCATTTACCTCTTGTTGGACAAGCCACCTTTTATTTTCCGATCTAATCACTCTCGTGTAGATAGAAACTTGTTTATCTTGATAATTTTCTTTTTCGTTTTCTTCGTGACATAAATCTTCAATTTCTTCAGAAACAGCAGAAAGACTTGTTACATCTTTTGTAATAATTTCTATGACATTACCAACTGAATCTCTTTTAATTACATACTCGTCTAATTTATATACTTTAGTAGTTAATTCTGGTGTGATATATAATAAAACATTACCAGCAACAATTAATTGTCTTAGCCCCTCGAATACAGAAGTTCTAAAGTTATTAACTTCTATTTCATTCATTACTACACGTTCGATAGAACCCATAGCTTTCTCAAACTCACCTTGCATACCTTTTTGTTGAGTAAGTTTTTGAATTGTAAACTCATCTAAAGATAACCTAAAGAAAGGTTGGTTAGGTGGCAATAATGCTATCAATAGTTTACTAGCCAGATTATTTAAACCTCTAGCACCTATCCCTTGGTATGGTGTATATAGTTTAGTAGAGCTTCCGTAGCCATCTCTAGTTATTAAAGATGGTATTGTAAATTCTGCACTATCTCTAGCTCTATCTAAATAAGGTTGACGTATTGTCTCTAATTTAGAGTAACGAGCTCGTGCTGTTAGGTTTTGTTCCATATTTTATTGTACTATTAGGGGATATTAACGCCAGAACCACTACTCATTAAGTTAGACTGGTCTAAGTCTATTTTAAGAGCTGATTTACCTCGTTTTTTACTTACACTCAAAGGTGTAGATGTAGCAGAAGCGGGTGCTTGTGGGGCTCTCTCTCTAAGAGTAGCTTGACTAGCATTTACTTCCGTAGCTGGGGCAGCTGGTACTGGAGGTGGCGGGGGAGCTTTAGGTTGTGAAAAACACATAATTATTCATCTTTCTTTATTAATGTTAAATCTAATATATTGTTATTTTGTTCTTGTTCTAGCTGTTTTAAGTAAGCGACAACACTAGCTTGACCAGCTTTAAACCAAATTTGTCTTTCATTTTCAGTAATATCTGGTACTTTATTCGGGAAAAGTTTATCTAGGTGTTGTATTAATTCTTTATTTACAAACATATATTGTTCCAAGAGGGCAACTAATAGGTGGGTTTATCTTCTTTTTGAACTGGTTTATCAAGGTTGGTGTCCATTTCAATAGTGTGTCTATCTACTTTCATATCCATTATTTTTACTTTAGCATCAACTGTAAATGGGTATTCACTAGAGCCACTTAAATCTGGTGTTTTAGCAAAAAAAATATCATCAATTCTAATTTTAACAGTTAAATAACTTTTCTTTTTCCACCTATGTAAATCACTCATCTTTATGTCTACCAAAAGATTTATTATCTGGTATTTTATCTTTATTTAATTCTTGGATAGTTTTTTCATTTTCATCAGCAGATAAATCACCTTTAAATAAAGTTTCTATATACATAGTATAATAGTGTGTAGCTAAAGTAGGTTCTTTAGTGTTTTCAGATAAAAACAAATATTCTTTTGCTTTTAATTTATAATCATTTTTAGTCATTAATCTTTATGTCCAAAACATTCTGGGTTATTATTTGTTAAATGAATACACCCTGTTGGGGATTCATCGCACATTGGGTAAGAAAAACAACCAAGATGCTTGTCAAAATTAGTCTTTTTCTTTTTCTTTTTAACTTTTTTTGTTTTCATTGTAGTCTCTTTCTATTACCATTTCTAAATAATGTATAGCTTTTAATATATCCTCTTTCTTACCTTTTAATTTGTGCCTACAGATATATTTAATTGCATTACCTTCTGCAAATGGTAATTCATTTTCATTAATAAATTTAGATGGTTGTATTTTCATTGTTCTATAATGAGAACCACCTACCTGTTTAAAAAACGCTTTATTTGTCATTTTTAATATTTTTAATTTGTCTTGCACTAAGACCGTTAATATTAGTAAAATAAAATCTAACTTTAAGCTGTTTCTGTAGTGTTGTCAAACATCTAGTTATTACACTTTTATCTTTTTTTCTATACGAAATAGATTTAACATCTATTAAGTAATTAGTACCTTTTTTATTTGTAATAACTAAATCAAAAGGACAAGAAGGGTCTAATGGTCTAGATACATAATAACCTTTTTTTAAAAATTTATAGGCTACTGCCAACTCAGCTAAACAACCTTTTAAAGTACAATTAAAATCATTTGTAGACATATTTATATCCTTGTTCCAAATACAGTAATTTCTTTTTCTGGTTCTGAATAAGAAATTTTAATGCCTTTTGGTTTTTGTTTAGTTGATGGAGACCATAATATTACTTTCTTTAATTTAAAATCATAGTCTTTCTTTTTTAATATCTTAGCTACTCTGGCTTGTACTAGTGCATCTTCTTCTGTTAGTTTGTTTTCTTCGTAAGTATCAACTACAGATTGCCAATAATTTTTAGAGTTAGCTAAAACTCTAGCAGCTTTAACAGCACCCACACTTGGACAACCTTTATAATTATCTGATTGATCTCCAGTTAAAACTTGAAAATAAAAATTATAATCAGCTTGTTGTTGATTAACTCTGTAAAATTCTTTACTAGATGGGTTATAGTGTAATCCTTCTACTTGGTTTAAATCTTTATCTTCCGAACATATAATTTTAGCACCGTGTATAATATCGCTAGTAGCAAGTATTCCGATTATATCATCAGCCTCTAAATTAGGTTTAGAATAACCATTATAATTTTTATAAATATAATCTTTACAAAATTTTAAAGTTAAAGGTTTTCTAGTATTTATTCTATTTAATTTATAGTCTGGTAAAATAGAAGTTCTAAAATTATTTTTATCTGAAAACGCACAAACTATTTTAGTACATTCAGTTTGTTCTTTTAAATTATCGAAATAATCTTTAATCATAACTATACATTCAGTTTCATCTGAGTGTAATGTCCACACATCGTTATCCCAACGTATTGGTTTTTCTGACACAGTTGATAATTTATAAGCAACTATATCTGCATCTACTATTAATGTACTCATATTATGAAGTTCCTTTTGGTTTTAGTTTAGATAAATCTAATTGTATTACTGAGCCATCTGATTTTAAAAATTTAGCTCTCCAATCTGACTCTGGGTATCTAGATTTAACTTCTTCTGATATTGCTATTTTAGCAAAATCTTCTGTATATGTTTCTACTGTTTTTAAAAAAGAACCTAGAATAGCTCCTATTTGAACAGATGGACTTACTGATACTTGATAAGCAGTTTCTCCTTCTCCTTTTGCTTCAAAAAGAGAATAAGCAATTTTATCATTTCCTACATCAGTTAATACTAATATTACTTGCATCGTTTTCTTTCTTTGTTAGTGAGTTTCCGACCAGTTGTTTCCCACACGGAAACTGGCACTAATAGGTACCCTAAGTTTAAAGTATTCTCCCGCTTTCTTTATGCTATCTACCGCTAATTGACCTACAAATTCGGCTTCTTCTTTTTTTGCTTCTATTTGAAATTCATCGTGAATAGTTGCTACAACCCAAGCATCTTTATCTTTTAAATTATCCCACAATATTGTTAATGCTTTCTTCATTATGATTGCACCACAAGATTGTATTAAAGTATTTAAAGTTGCGTGGTTACTTCTTACGGTTAATATTCTTTGATCTAACGCTTTTAAAACTCCGTATGCTTCTATTTTTTCTATTATATCTATTTTAATTTGTTTTAAAAATGGAAGTTGTCTATAAAATCTATCTAATATATCTTTAGCCTCTGCTATAGGACAATCAAGTATTTCAGATAATCTTTTAAATGAACTACCATAAAGCAAAGCGTAAAACATTGTCTTACTTAATTCTCTAGATTTTAAACCAGCGGCTTCCATATTGTAAGTGTGGAAATCTCCGTTAAGTATTAAATCAGCGTATTTTTTACCACCTTCATAATTATAAATATAATGTGCAAAGCAAACAGCTTCCAATGATTTAGCATCTACCCCAACCATTACGTAATTAGGTTTAGGTATAAATAGTTCTCTAAATTCTTTACCATATAGACTATGAGTGTTTGGTATGTTTTGTAAATTAGGGTATCTAGAACTCATACGACCAGTAACCACATTGGTTATGTAAGAAGTGTGTATCTTACCTTTCTTAACTACTTTTAAATATCCGTTAGCACCTTCGGATAACATTCCCAGTCTTTTTTCTATTAATAAATATTCATTTAATAGTTTAGCTTCTGGGTAAGGTAAGCTAGATAATATATCTTCATCAATCATTGGCGTACCAGTAGGTGTAAATTCTTTTGGTTTCCAGCCGTGTAAAGTTATTAATCTATTAGCAATATGTTGCCTTGAAGATGGATTAAATTTTATTAATTTTGTTTTCTTAACTGGAACACCTTTTTGATAACCAAACTTTTTGCTATTAACCTTTGGTATAAATTCTCCTAAATCTTCTTCCCAATCTATAAAAGTTTTTTCTAATTTTAATTTTAAATCATTATACTTAGCTAACAACTTAGCTTGTAAAGATTGTGCTTTCTTCTCATCAAAATAAAAGCCACGTAATTCTTGTTCTTTAGTTATAAAAGATATTTTATGTTCTAATTCTATACTTTCCTTACTAAAACCTTTTGACATAAACTTCTCATATAACTTCTTAGTAAGTCTAACGTCCTGTATACAATACTCCAACATCTTTTCGTCAAACTTTTCAAAAGCATCTGGGTTGTTTTGTTGGTAATCTAATTTTTGAAATTGTAATCTTTCACCCCAGCTTTTTAAACTATGTTTACCAACTGAGTTTTTAGATATTGTACCTCTCACCAACAACTTAACATCAACGCTATTTGCGATGTCAGGGTAGATAAGGCGACTAAGACAAAGCGTGTCGTGGACTAATTCTCTTTTATGAGAATAGTTTAATAATTTATTGAGGACGGGGAGGTCATACCCAATACAATTATGTCCCACGATTAAATTGTCGGTGAGAAGTTTTGTTCCGTTTGGAATATCGTTTCCTGTAAAAGTAAATTCTTTATCGTTCTCGTCTATTATTACTAGACAATGAATTAATGACGGGTCTAACCCGTTTGTTTCTATATCAAAAAATAAAGTTTTTGTCATTTTCTTCAATTAATCTTCCAGTTGTTGTATCGTAATTAATAGCAGATGCTACCCCAGTATCGCCAGAGAATCTGTTTTTTAGTACACGAATAATTGTTTTGTTTTCGTTTTTATTTGAATTTCTTTCTAAAGAAACTACTGCATCTGATAATTGAGCTATACTTGCACTTCCACGGATATGTGATAGTGAAACAGCTACTCCATCAGTATGGTCTTGGTTGCCATCTAATCTTTTTAAATGAGCTACACAAATTAAACCTATATTTAATTCTTCGGTTAAAGTTCTTAACTTAGTAAATAATACGTCTAATGCTTTTCTTTCATCTGTTATTTGTAAACCAGATATTAAAATTGAAACGTGATCTAATATTATAAAAGAACAATCTAAACCTTTCGCAAAGAATTTAATTCTAGTAAATATATTGTCTTGTTCTGTACTTCCAAAGTTGTGATATAAAAATAGTTTACCACTACCTAAAGTATCTTTGTATGCTTCTTGAAGTTCATCATCAGATATGTCGCTAACTCCTTTTATATGTATACGTTTATTTAAACTAATTCCTAAAATACCGTGAGAAGTTCTTTGTAAACTTTCTTCAAGAGATATAACACCAACTTTATGATTTTGTTTTATTAATGAATATATAAGTTCTTTAGTAAATAAAGTTTTACCTACTCCAGTACCAGCACACACAGTAACTATTTCTCTTTTTCTTAAACCATATAATTTTTTATTTAAACCAGAAAATGGGTATTGAGCAATAGATACTGGTACTGGTTCTCTTATTAAATCCCATAAATCAGTTCCGTAAACAATTCCATCTGGTCTATATTCTTTTGCTTCCCACATAGCTTTGATAACTTCTTCGCCACGACTAGCAACAAGCATATCATTAACGTCTTTTAACTCAAACGTAGCTATTTTACATTTACCAACTGTAAATAATTCTGCACACTCTTTGGCTGCATCTTGACCGTGGGTATCTTGGTCAAAGAATAAAATTATTTCTTCAAAACTTTCTAGCCATTCAAGTTGTTTCTTTAGTGCTTTAACTGCACCATTAACACCGTTAGGTATTCCCACAACTGGGTATTTATGATTAAATAATTGCGACAAAGATATTGAATCAATTTCTCCTTCGCATATACAAACCTTCTTACCACCTTGTCTCCAAAGTTGCTGACCGTAAAGTAAAGCATTATTTATATTACCAGTTGTTTTAAAAACTTTATTTTTAAATCTTAATTTTTGAAAAGATACGTTTTTATCTTTATCATAATAATTAGCTATATGTACTATTTCGTTATTAACTTTACCAACTTGGTAGTTCCACTTCTGGCAACTCTCCAACGTGATATTACGTTTAAGCAACGGAATAAAATCACCAAAAACCAAATCAGCAATTTGTTTAGATGTTTGATTATTGGATTCAATAACACCCGTACTGCCAACATAAGTGTTGCAGCTAAAACAAAAAGTGTGCCCATCACTATATAAAGAATTAGCATCGCTAGACATACAAATTGGATTAGTGCACGGTATATGCCTAACAAACTCGCTTTCAGTATTGTGTTCTCCCATAAATTTAACTCCTTGTTATTTTCCATTGTTGTTTATCCACTCTGCTGGTACAAATTTATCAGCATACTTAATATTATTCTTATTACACCAATCAGCATAAGTTGTTTTAGATTTCTTGTGTATTCTATTTCTAGAATTACCAAAAACAAATCTTATATCTAACTCGGGATTTTGTTCCTTCACTAAAAGATGTTTTTTTCTGTCGTTAGCAGTAAAATAACCTTTTATCTCTACCAAAATCCCATTATCCAAAAGTATATCAGGTTTATACTTATGCTTAGTGGAAGGCTTTAAGTATAAAACTACTTTCTTTTCGTATTGAAAATTTATATTACGTTTCTGTAAATCTTCAATAACAGTATCTTCTAGTCCGCTTCTATAATTAGAAGTCGAATTTTTCTTCTTGAACCGAACCATTTTTAAGTGCTACTGTTTGGTTGGTTTCAATGTATTCAAAACCGTCTTCTTGATTAAAACCAAAATTATCTTTAGATTGATTACCTTCAACTAAGTTTAATAATTGAACAGCTTGTAATACTAACGTAGCACCACAACCTAGTATGTTAGTAAAGTAAGGTCTTATTTGATAAGCAACTTTTACTGTACTACCAGAATAAACAATCAAAGGTGTGGTAATCATTTTACCCTTAGAGTCAAATACTTTTACTTTTTTTTCGTATTCAACACCAGCTTTAGTTTTACCTTTAGCTTTTTGTTTAAAATGAAACTCAATACCACCATCTACTTTTTTGTATGGTACAAATTCAGATTTCTTTGTTGATTTATTTTTAGCTAATTCAGAAGTTATTTCCTTGTTAATTAAATCAATTATAGGTTTTGCTTCTTTTTCACTTAATCTTAGTTTAACATTGTAAACTCCATTAGCATCAAATTTAGTATCTGGTGTAAATAAATACGGGTAAAATGCCGTACCAGCTGGAGTTGTATAAGTTGTTAGTTTTATTTTTTCCATAAGTTTTTATTTGTTGTTAGTATATTGGTTTACAAGATTTAACTTGTACTTCCAAGAGTACATCTTAGGTCGTACTCTTTTTGACCTATTACTTTCTACCATTACATAAAAAAGTATTTACTCTCTAACACTTTAGTAATATCTAAAGTTCCTTTTTCTGGTGGTGGCTCTAGTAATGCTTTTTGTTTATTAGGTAATTGTTTAGCAAAGTCCTCGTACAACTTAACTAAATAATCTTCTGTAAATAAATCAACTACAGATTGCCTAATGAATTTATGTAATAAATCAACCTTGTTAGCTGTGGTTGCAAAGCTGTCGTGAACCATTAATAAATTTGGTATTGGTTCTGAACTATGTTTACAACGTAATGCTACTGCTTGTGCTAAAGCACCGTCAAGACTATGTGTAATATTGGGTGCTATACTACTTTGCATTTTTCTTGTATCTAATTTATGTAGTTGTCTACGTAAAGTTGTGTAGACTAATGAACCAGATATAGCAGTCTTAACTTTAAACTTTTGTAAATATCTATAGTCTTGTGTAACTTTAAAACCCATAGGAGTAGTCCACTTCATACATAAATTAGCCTGTGCAAATAACTTAGCTACATTCTGAAACCAAACCATTAATTCAGATGCTTTAGGTACTTGTTGTTGTATGTGTCTCCAATTTATATTAGCTAACCATTTACAATCTTGAAAACCATCATCTTTTAAAACCTTAGGTTTACCAAGTTCTAATTGTTTTTTGTACTCATCAAACACCTGTTCACGAGCTCCGAATTGTTTTAACCCGTACACATATGTCATAATGTTTCGCTTTACAATACTCCTAGTAATACCAAATTGCAACCAACGGTTAGCCTCATAAGAACCTTGACCAGCTAATTCTTTAACTTCTTTTATGACGCTATCTGCAACAATAGTATAAATGTCTTGTGGTTTTTCTGATGGAGTAACATTTACTTTCCAAGCTGTTTCATAATCTCTAGACAATATACTTAAAATCTGTAGTCCACTACAAGTGGCGTCCATAGAGATAGGAAGGTTACAAACATAATCTAACCCGTACTTTTTATATTGTTTTAAATGGAAACAAGTTTGTAAGAACTCCATAGGTTTATCTGCTTCACCCCAACCCCTGTTTTCAAATGGGTTATCTGCGTAAGAAAGCATAAGCTCAAAATTGTCTTCCGTGTACTTAACCCGTTCATCAAATGATATTTTATCATTACCAAATGTGTTAGCGGCGTGGACAAATAACCAATACTTACCCCTGTCCCCAAGTCTTTCCCCGTTTTTAAAACATATAACACTTCTAATTTTTTGATCTGATTGATAGCTCAGGTAATTACCTACTGTGTATATCCTTCCTCTCCTGTCCATAAACAAAACAAGATAAAAAACATTTTCATTTAAATATTCTTTTATAATTGAAATTGCTATTGATGTTGAAAGAACTTTTGAAATTCTAGCTATTTCATTTTTGTATTCATTTGTGCAATCACGTTTATATTTAATTAATGCTTCTTTATCTGTATCTACTAATTCACTTCTAACAACATTCTTTGGTCTATTGTTTTCGTTTAATAAACTTTCACGTGTCGGGAAATGACCTATACCTAAATCTCTATCCCAAATAAATTCCATAACCTCAAACATATCTTTATCTATTTGAAATGGTACATTCTGCAAATGATTTACAGCTTCATAAAAATCTTTATGACCTTCTTCTTGTAATTCTTTTAAATAACTAAAATCATTTGTTTTAATTAAAGGTTGTTTAGATAGATACTCGTTATAATAACCACCATTGAAAGGACTATTACGCCACTCCCTAGGTTTTGAAATCATAGGTTTGTAGTATGGAGTCAATACGCTGCACTCAAAGTTTTTTTGATCTACTTTGTCTTTTATTTCTTTTTTAAACTGTAGGTAATTCACGGTTTTGTTACGGGCTACGTTAATAGCTACTACTTCACACAAACCCGTACTTTCTATTAATAAGTCAATTAACTGTTGACCTACTAATACTTTTTTAGATATATCCCAATCTTCTACTTTTACTTTGTATTTATCTAGTGTGTGACTAAATACTTTTCTCTTGTGCTTAACATTTTTAGTCCTTTTACTTAGGTCGGCGGCTATTTTGTAATGTATGTTAGGCATTTCTTTTTTAAAGATTTTTACCTTGTATTCAAACTCAACGTTTGTACCAACGTTAATAGAAGTTTGTAATAAGTTTTTATTTAGTGCAATACTATCTATAACTGACTTTAGTGTAGTTAAAGCTACGTTCTTACTATCATTTAAATCTCGTAAAGGTTCGGCAGATGTTTTACGTACACCAGCTTTATCTGAAGCATAGCTATCTTTTACAAATTTTTCTATGCGGTCAGCTAAAGGTGTTAATAAAAATTTTTGAATATAAATAAAAGGCGGGGTAACACTCAGCCTACCTTTTTTAATATTCTTATCTAAGGTTTTATAGTAACGTTCTTTACCGCTACTAATCATTTCTCCTTCTAGGAGTTCTTGTTTATTCTTCAAGTCGTGTGGTATCATAATTAAAACATTGGTAGACTAAAACTTCAGTACCCATATAAAAGGTTGCAATTTGTTTTCTACCTTTTTCATTTGTAATAGTTTTAGCGTGAGTTAATCTGTCAAAAGTATCGTGGCAACCACTAGGTTGTTGTCTAAAATACAACGGTTGTCCACTTACTAACCAAATTATTAAAAAATTACTAATCATATAATAACCTAATTCATTCCACCCTGCACTTTCAAAGCATCTCTCAAATCATCTTTTGTTGGGTGGTTATACCTTTGGGTCATTCGTATATCTCTATGTCCAACAACTTTTTGCACTACTTCTATACCTACTCTGCGTTTAAGTAATCTAGTAATGTATGTGTGTCTAAATGAGTGTATGACAAAATCTTTTTCATTTTGCATATTCATCTTCTTCCGTATCATTGACCAACTGTTTTCTACTACGTGTAGTTTGTATGGAAACGGACTTATTAAATTTAATTGTTTTCTTTTTTTAAAAATACTTTTAACTTTGTCAAATATAGGAACATATCTAGTGTCCCCATTTTTAGTATCTTTTAAACAAATAAATTCACCTTCAATATTTTCCCACGTTAACTTTAATAATTCAGAAACACGACACCCAGTTTCTACTAAACACACCCACAAATCATTAAGTTCATTATAACCACAACTTGTGCTTGTTTGCAATAGTTTATTTTCTATTTCTGATGTGAATATAAACTTACGTTGATTATTCTCGGTTTCGTATTCAACCATAGGTATGCCCCAAGTAAAACTAAACCCGCCCATACCTCTTGAATATGTTATCAATTTAGATACTGAAGCTAACTTCCTATTAATTGTTGCTGCCTTGTACTTTAAATTTTCTTTACAATAGAATTTAAAATTACGAAGTATATCTGTGGTTAAGTGTTTAAAAGGTTTATTAGCCCCGTACCAATTCATAAACACCTCGGCGTTCTTTACACTAGCTACACCACTTTTTTGTTTAGACCACTCTCTTAAAATTACTAATTGTAATAGTTCTAGTGTGGTAATGTTTTTATTTTGCATTATGACCTCCGTTAAGTTTTAAGTATATACCTAGTCTTGTAAAACAAGTCAAGTCTTTTTAAAAAATAAATTCAAAACTAAAACGCAATTTGAACTCAAAGCTAAAACGCAATTTGAACTTATGATAGTGAATTTTTATTTTTCAATTTTTAGTTGTAAAACTTTAGGTTGTAAAACCATAGGTTGAAAAAATCAGCTCATTTATGCAACTTATCCGAGTATAGAGCTGTTTTTTAAAAAATTAAAAATTAACCTTATTATTAATAAATTTAGTACGGGTTAAAATCCTTCCCTTCCCCCGTACTACCTTCACACCCCTAGTTAACCCGTATGAATATAATTAAATTAAGCTAAATAATTTAAAATTAAAATTATTGGAATTAATAAAAGTAATAAAATTAGAAAAATAGTAAAATCATTTAAACTAGCAATCGCAGTTATTAAAACTACACTAAATAAAATTATTAAAACTACCGATAAAATATTTTTTAAAGAATTATTTAAAATAAAAACCCCCGTATTTAGTTAAAATTAAACCTTTTAATATGTATTGTTATACTACCCGTAGTATGTGATATTTTTACAACACCCTACTAATAGTATGTATATAATACCTATAAATACTAATTACAAGCCCTAATTGTATTTTATTTTTTGCAGTCTTTTATCTTTTAAATAATTTCAAATCAGTTTATATATTCGGGCTAGGTAGATAATTTAATTTAGGCGATTAAGATTTAAAATGTGTATTATTATAGTAGGTAAACCAGAAAATATAACCGATAAAATTCTGTTAAGAGCATATAACGGAAACAAAGACGGATTCGGTCTTATGTACTCTAAGAATAATAAAATTATTACCGAGAAATTTTTACCTAAAAAATTCAAATCAGTTTTAAAGTGTTTTAATAAACACGCAAAACATACAAATCAAATTGCTTTGCATTTTAGATTTGCGACTACTGGGGAAAAAAATAATTTTAATAGCCACCCCTTTTGTATTTTGAATAAAAAGCTAGGCGATAATTTTGACTTGTTTTTAATGCACAATAGCCCGTTATTACCAGCACCAATACTTGACACTAAAAAATCTGATACTTATTTTTTCAGTAGATATATTTTAAAACCAATAATTAAAAATAAACCCGATTTAATTTTTAATGAAAGTTTTATCAAGTCTTTAAATAAGATTATTAATGCTGAAACAAATTCAAGGGTATTACTTTTAAATAGTTTAAATAATAATTTTGAGTTTTTAGGCGATTGGTCGGAATATAAAAATTTAAAAGTATCTCAAACATATTCAATCCAAGATTATGAAACTAGCACAATAACTTATTCAAGAAATTCTAATTTTAATGATTATAATTTTAAGAGTTATAATAGTAATAATTATTATGATTTTAATTCAAAAACTGATGATGAAAATTATTACAATAATTATTATTATGATAGTGATAAAACTTTAAAACAAGATTTATTGAAAAAAGCATTATTTAAAAAACAATCTAAAAATAAAAATAAAAAAAATAATCTTTATTTAAATTATCAAAATTTATCTCACATTTTTGATAATGGTACTAATAAAGAAATATTTAAAACAATTAAAAAATTAAATCATAAACAAATCGCTGATTTAATTACTGACCTTAGAGATGATAAAAAAATTTTAGATGAGATACAAGATAATGATATTCAAGTTGATGATTTAAAATATAATTATGAGTTTTAAAAAAGATATTAATTTAGTTGAGAAATACCCTAGATTAAAACTAGATAAATATATTATTAGTAATTTAAGATTTTTAAAAAATGAGAAAAACTTATATTTAAAAAAACCTTTTCAAGATATTTTTACTGATATTAATAATGAAAGTTTTTATAACACTTTATTAAATTATAAAAATGATGGGCGACAAGCATTTTTTGAAACCTTATTAGATGATATTATTAGTGTTAATGAAATTTGCCAAGTAAATGAAAAAAATAAAGTTATTTCTGTAAGTTTATTTGATTATTTAAATAGTATAATTTTAAAAAGTTATTTTAATGAAATACCTAGTAATTTAAAATTATATAATACAAGTTTTAACCAATGCTTTTTTCAATTTCAAACTACATATTTTCAAAGTTATTTACAAGGTAAGCAATTAAAAGATTTAAGTTTATTTGATTGTCTTTGTATTGCTGATTATAAGTTAACAAAGGGAATATTTGGCTTTAATCAAAAATTTTATTTAAGTTTTTTAATAAATCATCAATCGCAAAATGATATTTTTAATGAGATTTTAAAAGATATTGAAAGTCTTTTAAAAGATTTAAATTTTAATACTTTGTTAAATTGTAATGTTTATAAATGTTGTCTTACTGGTTTTTATTTTCATAAGAATAATTTATTAAGTTTTTATAATACTGAAAATAAATCCAATGTTATTGAAAAATTTAAATATGATAGTAAATATAATTTAAAAAGATTTTATAAGGTTGATGAGAAAAATTATATCTATAAATATTATGTATCTAATATAACAAATCAATTAGTACCTTATTCTAGTGAAACATTTTGCAGATTAGATTTAAGTAATGTACTTGATAATTTAAAACCAGTACCAGAAATAAAATTTATCAAATCTTTAAATACAGCTATTTTTAGTGATGATAGTTATTTTAAAACTACTAATTATCTTACTAAGTTTAAATCTAATAATAATAAGTTAAGGTCTTGCTATGATGATGTATTAAAAACCTTAGATAAACTTTATTTTAATGATGAAGATAAGAAAAAAACTCAATTATATGGAATTGAAATAGAAACATTTTCTATTCAAGACAAAGCACCCCCTACAATTATTAAAGACATAGAGGAAAATTATTTAAAAGGGATAGCAATTTGTAAATCTGACGGTAGTATTGGCGACAATGGAATTGAAATAGTCTCAACGGCTATGTCTTTTAACTATATTAAAAATAGTAATTTATTTTATAACTTTCATAATCAAGTCAAAGATTTTTTAGGGAGTTATTCTAGGAGTTCGACTGGAGTACATATTCATATTAGTAGAGATACCTTAACAAAATTACAAATACTTAGAATTATTAGTTTTATTAATAATGAGATGAATTTTAATTACATAGCCAGAATTGCAGGTAGAGAGTATTTTAATAATCAATATTGCGAAACTATTTTTAAAAATAAAGATGTACTAGAATTAAATAGATATTTTAAAGATTATAATAATTTAATTTATTCAGCTAAATATTCAGCAGTAAATTTGTCTAAAAAAAGTACAGTTGAATTAAGAATATTTAAAGGCAATATTAGATTTGATGTTTTAAATAGATACTTAGAGTTTACAGATTGTTTAATTAACTTTGTTAAAAATACTAAAATTAGTTTAAATGATTATGTATCATTTATTAAATTTGTAGATGAAAATAAAAGTAATTACCCTTATCTTTATTCTTTTAACCAAGTTGAGATTGTTAAAAATGGAATTAAAGAGTTTAAAGGTTTATCTAATGGCTATAAATTTACTAAGTTATTAGATAAAAGAAAAATAACTTATAAACCCCTAAGATTTGAGTTATTAGAAAACATTAAATTACCTAAGGTAAGAAAACCTAGACAAGCCAAAAATTAAAATTCTAGGGGGTACTTAGTCCCGTCAAATAATTTCTTTGATGCTGTAAAGTCTTTTAAATAAGATTTTTTAAATCAAAATATATCAAAATATATTAAAATAATAGTTATTGAGATTTTTTGTAAGTCTATATTTAGGGTGTAATCATAGGTAGCAACACTATACGAATAATTGAATATAACCCGTTTATGATAGTGAATAAATATAGAATAATTTACGGGTTAACTACTGGCTTTCATAGGAGATGTTTGCATTAAAACCGACTTAACCCGTATCTATATGAATTAAATTAAAGTTTATTTAATCTTTTTTGCTAGTCTTAGCTGTGTAGATGTTTAGTCCCCTGACCTGAATAAAATTTTATTTTAATATAGTTATCTTTTATATATTTAATTTTCTTTTAATCTGTGATATTGATTTGTTTAATATGTTAATGAGTACCAACAGCAATAAAAGACACTTAACAATTTTAAAAGTTAATGACTTTAGAGATAAATACTTTAAAGCCCTAAACTCTAAATCGCCTTTTTTTAAAGTTGGTAGTAAATTAGTAATAACTAAATTTGCTAAATTCTATTTAATGGAATTAGAGAGCAAGTTTAAAACTTTAAACTAAAATACAAAAATGGATAATTACTTATTAGATGATTTAATTTTGTTTTTAGTGTTAGCTTTTAGTGTGTTTATCTTATTCATTTTATTTTATGGAATAGATAAATTAATCACTAATCGCATAACTAAAAAAGCTAAACTAGATAATCATATTTATTATTTAGTTGAATTGAATAAAAACAAACATAAACAAGATTGATAATTTTAGGGGGTACTTAGGCAAGGTAAGGTCTAAACATACCCCCTTAAAATTGATTTAAATAAGAAATTATAAAAGCCAAATGAATAAAAAGAAGTTTTTAGTAGAATTTGATGAGAGTTTAAAAACTTATAAAAGTTTAGATATTCCTATTCCTACTGTGAGAATTGAAACCGAAGAAGAACAGAATAATGACTGGTTTTGTGATGATTGCGATAGAACATTCCAAGACGGTGAGAGTTGTAATTGTTAATGCTATGTGTATGAGATTAAAACCAGATTCTACCGATTTAAGTTGTAATCATAGCCCAGATTTATTCTGTCTAATGTGTATAAATTCGGTTAACTTTGATTTATATAAAAATGCTTATGAGTTGTTAACTGATTATATCCAACATTTACCAGATAATTATAAAACAGAATTAGAATTAAAATTAGATACTTTATTCAATCAAGATACTTAGAATAAAAAAAACAGATACGCCTTGTGTCTCAATCAAGTGAGACTTTTTTTTCAATCAATAATAATTAATAATAATAAAAGATAGTTTATCTTTTCTATTGGTAGTCTAATAACCTACAATTTACACGGGTATTTTAAAATACAATTAAAAGTTGTACAACTGGGGGTTGAGGGGGGTTTTTTGACAGCGGAGTAATCGAGATACCCATTCATATTTTTTTAAAAAAAGTATTTGACAACACCGAAAATCATAGTAAAATAGACATATAGGTCTATATTCACGGGTTAAGCACCCACCCATACCCGTTTCCGGTAATAGAGGTATTAGTATTAGTTGGTATTAGTCTCCAGCTGGTATACTACTAGTAACTACTTGTATTGGAACTAGTATAACACTTATAACTAACTAATATAACACTTATATAGTAACTAGTAGTAGTCTATTATTAGTATCTATTGGTATTGGTTATAGTTTTATCCAATTATCCCCGTTTGTCTTTCTACCTACTGCGTGTTCCATAAACTTGTCTAACTCAGCCTGTAGTCTTCTATCTTTGAAATCTTCTACTTGTCTTGTACTGTCTACCGACAGTTGCTCAATCCAGTAGGCTACACCTATTGCTAAAGCATCTAGTCTATCGTCATTACGTA